TTATAGAGATTATAGAAAAAACAGAAGGTGAGGACATAGAAAATAAATTAAACGTTGAGTAGTTTTATAGAAATACCTACATATAAAAATGGTTTTTGGACTGTCACAGAGTTTAAAACTCGTGATGAGTTTAAAGATTTTTTGCTGTTTATTTTTAAAGAACCAGGGGAGTATGAGTTTGATGAAACTAGTCTCATCTTTAATGCAGAGGCTCGTAAGTTTCAGAAACAAAGATATTATTGCTCAGCTCCTGTAAAAAGTAAAGACTTTGTAGCTTACTGGGATGATCAAAAGAATAAATGCCGCAATGGTATAATAGTGCATTCTGGTACCAAAGTTTGGTACATTTCTAGAGACTACTACATGTGGCTTAACTTTCTTCCCATATATGACAAGGAAGAAAAAAGGTTTGACTTTGCTAAGGTGAGAGATGCCCAGTATCATATGGCTCTTTATGAACATCTAGCTGAGCTTAATTACAAACATGCTGTCATTCTTAAGAAACGTCAGATAGCTTCTTCTTATTTTCATATGGCTAAGCTCATTAACCAGTATTGGTTTGAAGAGGGTGCTGTACTAAAGATAGGGGCTAGTTTAAAAGATTACATCAATGAGAAAGGATCTTGGAAGTTCTTAGATGAATACAAGAACTTTCTTAATGAGCACACTGCTTGGTATAGACCTTCAGAACCTGAGAAGGTGGGGGCTTGGCAGCAGAGGATTAAAGTGAGAATTAATAATCGTGACACTTACAAAGGATTGAAGAGTACAATATCTTCCTATTCTTTTGAGAAAGATCCTACTAATGGTGTGGGTGGTCCAGTGACATACTTCTTTCATGAGGAAGCTGGTATTGCTCCTAAGATGAATGAGACGTATGGTTTTATTAAACCAGCCCTTAAGAGTGGTCACATCATCACTGGTCAGTTTATCTGTGCAGGGTCAGTGGGTGATCTTGAACAGTGTGAACCTCTTAAAGAATATATATTACATGCAGAAGAAAATGGTTTCTATGCTGTAGATTCCAATCTTATAGATGGGGATGGTACTATAGGAAAGACAGGACTTTTTATTCCTGAGCAGTGGAGTATGCCCCCATACATAGATGAGTATGGTAATTCTAAAGTGGAGGAAGCATTAGAAGCTCTTGAGAAAGAGTTTGAAATGCTTAAGAAAAATCTCACTCCTGAAGCTTATCAGCTCACTGTATCACAGCAACCTAGAAATATAGAAGAAGCATTTGCTTCTAGAAAGGTGAGTGTGTTTCCTTCTCATCTTGTTTCTAAACAAATGCAACGTATTTCTGATAAAACATATAGTGTTGAATATCTGGAACTTACAAGAAATGCTGAAGGTAAAATTATAGATAACACTTCTAGAAAGACTCCCATTATGGAGTTTCCTATTTCTAAAAAGACAGTGGATAAAGAGGGAGTGATATGTGTATATGAACGTCCACATAAAGATCCTCAGTGGGGTATGTATTATGCTAGTGTGGATCCTGTAGGTGAGGGTAAGACAACTACTTCTGAGTCTTTATGTTCTATATACATATACAAGAATCCTGTAGAAGTAATTGAGGATGAGGGAGATGGAAAGGTGAAGAATAGTATAGAACGTGATAGGATTGTGGCTAGTTGGTGTGGTAGGTTTGATGATATTAATAAAACTCATGAACGTCTAGAGCTTCTTATAGAATGGTATAATGCATGGACCTTAGTGGAGAATAACGTTTCTCTTTTTATACAGTATATGATTTCTAAGAAGAAACAGAAATATCTTGTTCCTAAGGATATGATATTATTTTTAAAAGATCTTGGAGCTAATAGAAATGTATTTCAGCAGTATGGATGGAAGAATGTGGGTACATTATTTAAGGGTACGATTCTAAGTTATGGTATTGAGTTTCTTAAAGAAGAGCTTGACCATGAGACACTTCCTGATGGAACTATAGTGAAAACTATTTATGGAGTGGAGAGAATACCAGATCCTATGCTGCTTAAAGAAATGTTAGCATATAGAGAAGGTATTAACGTGGATAGAATAGTGGCATTCTGTGCTTTAGTAGCATTTGCTAGAGTGCAACAATCTAACAGAGGCCTATCTAAACGTATAGAAGTTAAGAAGGATAATTTGGTTAACTCCCAAAAATTTAGTAAATTAAATTGGAGTCCATTTAGACATATAGGCGGTTCTACATCTGGAACAGGAATGAAAATTTCACGTAACGCATTTAAAAATATAAGATGACAAGTATTTCAGATTATAATGCAGGTGTATTTATTTACACTACAACAACAGGTCCTAAAGATGTCAGTGGGATTGTTTATAAATATACGCTAACTAATTAACAATCATGCAGATATATAACGCACTACAGCTTAAAAAGGGAGCTAAGGTTGAATATAACAAGATGGGCACTCTTGTTCAGCCTTTTCAGTTTGTATCAGAAAAAGAAAAAGATGATCAATGGAGAGCATGGAACCTTGACTGGTTAGAGTTTCAGGGTATGAAACAACTTAGACGTAATGCCAAACGTTTAATGAAAAATTATAAACTAGCCAGAGGTATTATAGATAAGCAAGATTATATAGTGAATGAGGATAATGAAATGGCTGATCTTATAGATGTTCTCACTAAAGAGGATGCATCAGCATTAGAGCTTAAGTTTTATCCTATTATTCCTAATGTGGTTAATGTTCTTACGAATGAGTTTTCTAAAAGATCTTCTAAAGTAGTATTTAGAGCTGTTGATGATACATCTTACAATGAAATGATGGAAGAAAAACGTAAGATGTTAGAAGACACTCTTGTTACTATATCTCAAAAGAAGCTTGCAATGAAGCTTATTGAGCAGGGTATGGATCCTGAATCTGAAGAAATTAAAAAAGCTCTTTCAGAAGAAAGTATTAAATCTCTTCCTGAGATAGAAGAATTTTTTAGAAAAGATTATAGATCTCTTATAGAAGAATGGGCTACGCATCAGATGTTAGTAGATGAGGAAAGATTTAAAATGCAAGAGCTTGAGGAAATGGCATTTAGAGATATGCTAATCACTGATAGAGAGTTTTGGCATTTTAGTATGAGAGAAGATGATTATGAGGTGGAACTTTGGAACCCTCTTCTTACATTCTACCACAAGAGTCCTGATGTACGTTATATCTCTCAGGGTAACTGGGTGGGTAAGATGGATATGATGAGCATATCTGATGTTGTAGATAAGTTTGGATGGATGATGAATGAAGAACAATTAGAAGCTTTAGAAGCCATCTATCCTGCTAGATCAGCTGGTTATGCTATTCAGGGATACCAAAATGATGGTACATATTATGATCCTACTAGGTCTCATGAGTGGAATACACATATGCCTTCTTTGTCTTATAGACAATTTACTAGTCTTTATGATGCCACTAGTCAGTTTGGTGATATAGTGCAGTGGATACTTTCTGACTCAGAAGATTTACAAGACTTTGGTAAGTCTTATATGCTTAGAGTGAGTACTATTTATTGGAAGTCTCAGCGTAAAGTGGGACATCTTACTAGTATATCTGAAGATGGTGAAGTGCTGCAAGAGATTGTAAGTGAAGACTACAAAGTGGTAGTTAAACCCATGTATGATACTTCTGTATATAAGCAGAAGACAAAAGATAATGTAATATTTGGTGAACATATAGATTGGATATGGATTAATGAGGTGTGGGGTGGTATTAAGATTGGTCCTAATCGTCCAGCTTTCTGGGGTATGAATAACCCAGGTGGTATTAACCCCATCTATCTTGGTCTTAATGGTGGTAGACCAGGCAGAGTTCCTTTTCAATTTAAAGGTGATCAAACTATATATGGATGTAAGCTTCCTGTAGAAGGATGCGTATTTGGTGATAGAAATACAAGGTCTATAAGTCTAGTGGACTTGATGAAACCATTTCAGATTGGGTATAATATAGTAAATAATCAGATAGCCGACATCCTAGTTGATGAACTAGGAACGGTTATCATGTTAGATCAAAATGCTCTACCTCGTCACTCATTGGGTGAGGACTGGGGAAAGAATAATCTGGCTAAGGCTTATGTAGCTATGAAGAATTTCCAGATGTTACCATTGGATACCACTATCACTAACACTGAGAACCCTCTGGCTTTTCAACACTATCAAGTGCTTAACCTAGAACAGACACAACGTTTAATGTCTAGGATACAGCTTGCTACATATTTTAAAACCCAAGCGTTTGAAGTGATAGGTCTTAATCAGCAGCGTATGGGTATGCAGATATCTCAGCAACAAACAGCCACTGGTGTAGAACAAGCCGCTAATGCTAGTTATGCTCAGACAGAA